CGGACACATGGCTGCACCCGACCGATACAACGTCAGATCCGAAATTACCTCTTGCGAGGTGGGGGTCGTCCACACATGGCCGCTATATGCGCAACTCGCCAGCGCCATGAAGGGTGCGGCGCAAAAGCTTGGCGTTGCCATCACCTGGGGCGGTGATTGGCCAAGCTTTCCCGATGGCCCGCATTTCGAATTGGATCGGGGAAAATATCCATGATCGGCGCCCTGCTGCCCGCGTTGGTGCCGATCCTGGGCGATGCACTCAAGCGGCTATTCCCCGATGCCGAGGCACGGCAGCGTGCCGAGGCGGAACTGAATGCCGCCTTGCTTGCGCGCGCGGGTGAATTGGAAAAGGCCGCCGCCGATATCATCAAAGCCGAGGCGCAATCGGAGCATTGGCTCGCCGCCTGCTGGCGGCCAATCCTGATGCTGACCTTTGGCCTGTTGATCGTCGCACGCTGGCTCGGATGGTCCGCGCCTGGGATCAGTGCGGCCGAGGCGCTGAAGCTCTGGAACATCGTTGAGATCGGCCTGGGTGGCTACGTCATTGGCCGTTCCGCCGAAAAGACACTGCCACGCATTGTCGAGGTGCTGAGGCGATGAGCGCCTTTGATACCGCCATGGCCAGCCTGATCGCCGATCCACATCTTGGCGTGGATGCGCAGTATCGCCAGGGCGGCACGGGCGCGCCGGTCAGCCTGCGCGTGCTGCGTTCCTCGCCCGACCGCATGGCGGATGCCTTTGGTACAGAGGTGATTTCAGCCAGCGACATTCTCTCACTCGCCATCGCCACCCTGCCTGATATCGCGGCGGGCGATAGTTTTTCGATCGGCGGCGAAGTGCTCATGGTCCGTCATGCCGAACGCGATTCCACCGGCACGGCCTGGCGCGTCTTTTGCCAGCGATAGGCACACGGCATGAGGTTTGGCGCGCAGCTTATCGGCGATCTCCGAAAAATGCTCGCCGAGGAACTGCGCGCGGGCGAACGCGCCGCCATGACCGCCATCCGCGCCGAGACCGCCGAGGTCAAAGCCGAACTCCGCCAACAAGTGACCACCGCCTTTGCCGGCAATGCGCGCGGCATCGCCAATGCTTGGCGGTCCCTGGTGTTTCCGCGCTCGGGCCAGTCGCTCCGTCCCGCCGGGCTGGTATTCACCAAAGTCCCCAAGGTGATTGATGCTTTTGAGCGCGGCGCACTGATCCGCGCCAAGGGCGGTCGAAAATTCCTCGCTATCCCAACCGGCTTTAACGCCGCGCGTGGCAGGCGCGGGCGTGGCGAGAAAGGCATGCGCGTGACGCCAGCGCAGATGGTGGCCTCTGGCCAGGCGTTTCTGCGGCCCTTCAAATCGGGGCGCGGCTTTGTCTGGTGCCTGCCACTCCGCGCCGGGGAACAGGCCGGGCGGCGACGGCAGCGCCTTCGTTTGATTGCCGGGGGTGTCACCGAGATCGGCACCGCCCATCGCCGGGGCCGAGAGGCCTGGGCGCGTGGGCTGCTCGCAGGCGGCATGGTGCCGATGTTTCTGCTGCTGCCACAGGTGAAACTCACCAAGCGGCTCGACGTAAAGGGCGCGGCAGAGCGTGGCCTCCGCCGCCTGCCCGGGCGTTTTGTGGCGACCTGGGCTGCCGAGGCGGGGAGACCGCGATGAGCCTGCGTGAAGCCGCCCTGACCGCCCTGTTCGCGCGCCTGAACGCCAGCCTCGCCGCACGCAACCCGGCGCCCGTCATCCGCCGCAATGAAACCGTGCCGCAGCGCCTGCCCCAAGGCGGGCTGGTGGTGCTGCGCGATGGGGAAAGTGTCTCGGAAACGCCGATCCTCTCGCCCTTGGCTTATGCGATTGAACACCGCGCAGAAATCGAAGTGTTGGCGGCGGATAATGCGCTGTTGGATGCGCTGCTGGTTACCATCGCCGCCGCCATCACCGCCGACCCCATGCTGAGTGGCGCGGTGGAATGGGCGCAGCCCGGCAGCGCAGATATCGAGGATGTCGAATTCGAAGGCGCGGCCAGCGCGCGTGCCGCGAGCCTGCCTGTCGCCTTGTTCTTTACCGCCACCGGGTCACCGCTGGCCTGATCGCCCACCAGGAGAAACCCCATGCCCCGTGCCATTGGCGCGAATGCACGCCTGCTCATGATTCCTGAGGCCAGCTATGGCACCGCGCCAAGTGGCAATTGGCGGCGCATGCCTTTTCTGTCCTGCAATCTGGGCGCGGAGCAGCCGTTGCTGGATGCGGATGTGATTGGCATTGGCGGCAATCGCGACACTGGCGCGCCGCTATTGGATACGGTGACGGTGGCGGGCCAGGCGGTGGTGCCGATTGATCTGATCAATTTCGGGCATTGGCTGCGGTTGTTGTTCGGCCCACCAACCACAAGCGGCACCAGCCCGAACTTCATCCATAGCTTTGGCTCGGGCCTGGCAGCGCTGCCCTCCAACAGTATTGAAATCGGCTATCCCGATGTGCCGAATTACGATGTTTGCACGGGCGTGCGGGCTGATACGCTGGAGATGGATTTCACGCCGACCGGTGCTGCCAGCGCGACGATTGGGCTGCTGGGCCAGGGGTCGCTCCGCGGTGCGGCGAGTTCCGGCGGCACGCCAAGCGGCGCGGCGTTTACGGCCTTCAATAAGGCGCAGGGTTCCATCACACGCGCTGGTTCCGCGCTAGCGCAGGTGACCGGCGCGCGGCTCAGCTTTTCGAATGGGATGGAGACGGTGCGCACGATCCGCGCTGACCGGAAGGTTGAGGGTGTGGATCCCGGCATTGCGCGCTGCACCGGGCAAATCACGGTGCGGTTTGAGAATACGGTGCTACTGGCGCAGGCGCAGGGCGGCACGCCAGCAGAATTCGCTATGGCGTTCACGATGGATACCAATCGCAGCCTGACGATCACGCTGCATGAGGTTTATCTCGCGCTGGCCAAGACCCCGATTGAAGGGCCGGCGGGGGTGGAGGCTAGTTTTGATTTCAGGGCCGCCTTCAGCGCGACGGCGGGGCGGATGATGACGGTGGTGGTCAGGAACCAGCAGGCGGGGACGGAGTATGGGTGAGGCCGCACGCAGGCGGCGTCATGTGGCCCGCAGGGAACTATGCAGGACGGAGTGGATCAATCAACACGGCCAGTCGTCACCATCTGTCGGAGCTTGAATCGCTCCTCGGGTGAGATGAGAACCGCAGTTGTGGCAAGGGTCGGATGAATTTCTCGGCTCCAACGTCCTTCAGGGAATACTGGCTTTAGCGCCCAAAGTGCCGGGTTAAGGCGGCGCACCGGCCATCCCAAGCGTTCCTCCAGCCTATGGATGTTCCATGTCTCGTCTTCTACCAGCCAGAGCTGCGCGATTTCGATTGCATCCGCGCGCGTGTTGTTGCCCGTGGTAGCCATGTCGAACGCCAAAAAGAGGCCACGCGTTGGTCGATAAAGATGGATTGGGTGGCCCATCGCGGCAGTCGTGGTCACGTATCCATTGTGCGCCAACTCGGCAATGGCCTCTTCGAGTAAAGCCTTCTGCGTTGAAGGGAACGCAGCCTCTAAAGCATCAAAGATGACAGGGGCTTCGCGGCCAGTATCATTCGTTCGTAGAGTATGAAAGGCGATATCGAGCGCCAGCTCGTTGAGAACGGCTCGAGGCGCCATCCGAGCCTCAAGCCGAATTAGGCGCTCGGCGTGGTCATTAACTGTTTCGGCGATTTCCCGCTGAAATCGCGCCAAATCCTGCTCACATAGGCTCGGATGTGTGTAGCCGTAGAGGTGCGCGAGCGCTGCCGTCACAGGCGTCGCCTGGGCGAGAGCTTCAAGCACTCGTCGAAAGGCCAATCGGCTTTCATTCCGCTCTCGGTAGGCTATTGGCATTTGATGCTCCGAAATGTCTTGCAGCGCCTTCCTGCATCAGCGGGCAGGATCAAACGTCTTAGCCTAAAGCCACTTTAGTAAGGCTTCCATGCTCACCGTCCCGCCCTGGTCGAGCGGTGCGAGCTCGACGTCTGGCGCTTGCTATGTATGAAAATCCGCTCTGTAATCAGCTCCCTGTTCCGCGAGATGGCAAAACGGATGATGGCGGAACTCCCACAGAAGTAATAGCCCGCGAGCGATTACGCGTAGCGCTTTGCTCCGGTAGGCGATCCTGGAACGTTCTTCATTGCTAGAACTTCTGGCGCTCGATGGTTACATTACTGTGGGCAGGTCATGGGTTGATTGTGGGCATGTGAAGGTATGGCTATGCCGTTTTCCCCAACCGTAAATAAATTGACGGACCTCCTCAGTGCGGTCGGATGGATTATCTTTGCCGTTGCGCATCGCTACCGTAGCGCCATGGCCAAGCAGCCAGGGCATAAGTCCCAGGCTATCATGGTTCTCGCCGGCATCCTTGTACCCCGGATTCAGCCACTGAACGAAGATGTCGAAATTGTTTTCAACAGCATAGTGGAGCGTCGGGCGCACCAATTCTGTGTATTGGATTGAGCAAAGTACAACGGAGCAATTCAGGCTAGCTAGTTTATCGCCGATATCAAATTTTCGTTCTTGAGGTGAACCACTGATGAGGAAGACATTTATACATTCGCCACCGTAAAGTTCGAGTGCGCGACAATTCTTACTGGTTCGGACAGTAGAGCCGAACAAAGTATTCCAGGTTCTCGATTTTCCCGCATGGCGATGGCCCAGGACACCAACAAACAAACCTTTCGTCATGCAATCCCCCCAATTTAATTATGGCTTTAAATATGCATCGGAAATCACGGATTCAATCCCCGAAAAGACTAAAGATTCATCCCCCTGAGCCATCGGTTGGGTTGGCTGCCGCAACCTAAAAACTATGGAGTCCCCCATGCTCATCCTCGACCTCCCCACCACCCCCTATTGGCTCGCCCTCCCGCGCGGCGTCCGCGTGGAAATCCGCCCGGTCACTACCGCCGTCATGGCCGCCGCCCAGGCAGCCTCCGCCCGAAATCTCAGCGCCCAACGCGCAGCCGAGCCGGACCTAGACCCCGACATGGCGCGCGGTCTGGCCTTCGCCTTCCTGGTCAAAGCGCTGGCCCGCCACGCCATCCTCGCCTGGGAAGGCATTGGCGACACCTCCGGCAAGCCCCTGCCGCTTTCCCCCGATGCGGTCGAGCGCCTGATGGACCTGGACGATATCGCCGCCGCCTTCTGGGACCGCGCAACCTCACCAGTCGTTGCCGTGGCCGCCGAGGGAAACGCCTAAGGGCCCGCGCCGCATGGCATTTCGGCAGCGGGCCCGAATATTGTCGCGGCTGCGCGGCCATCGCGCGCGATTGCGGCGATAGCTGCCCCTACACGCAACACGCACCGGTCAGCATCGAGGCCCATGCCTGCTGGGCCGCCGGCACCGCCTGCGCTGAGGCCAGCATGGCCGGCATTACGCTCAACCTCGCCAATGCGCTCGCCGCCGCGCGTGATCTCGGCGCGCAGGGCTGGGCAGCGTCGGAAATGCTGATGGCGCTCCGCATCGGCATGGCGGAAGGCATCGCCACACGCGGCAGGGAGGAAACGCCCCATGGCTGACGCCACCCGCCGCGTCTCGG